TCATAAACTCGCTTTGCTACCAACTTACTAGAACAACCACTCATACTCGCTAAATAACTAAAACTATCAGGACACGACCAATTCCCATATTTATTAAACCTTTCCACAATACAATACAACACCACTTTCCCACTACTGCTCAACTCCTTCCGACCTAACTGCTTCCGATACCACTTCCAACACACTTGCTTCATACTGCCATACTCACGCTGATACTTACTCGCAATCACTCCTCGCACTTCTGCCGACTCCTTGCAGTCGTCGGCAGAGAGATTATTAACCCACCAATGTTCTTTATTCATTTATTTTTTATGCTCCTGATCTTTCCTGAGAAGAAAAAAAGCCCTCGGCTTTTTTCTCTTCGACTATAGTATATTGTATATAGTATATGTAGTACCACGGGGTAGTTATCAATAGTACCCCATGTTCCTTATCATTAGTACCACGGGGTACTCATCAAGGTTTCTTTTTAGTCTTTGTTTTACGAAAGATTTTGTCGTAATTCTCATTGAATTTATCTTTATTACCTGGTCTTGGTTTGCTGCCTTTACTCATGTTCTACTTCATATCTTAATTTGCGTAAAAACCAATCGGCTTTCTCTAAATCCTCTAAACCGTTCTTTTGTTCGTAACGCCAAAGATATTTAATAATACTGGCCTTCAAGTACCCTTTAAATTGTTCTGGACTAAGACTGCCTTTAATAGCATCAATGCACTCAATACCACCAAACTTGTAATGCTCTGGATTAATCTTGCTCATCTGCTGACATTTGCTCTAGTCTGCCTGAAATGGTTTCAGCTATTTCAAACTCTAAATCGTTTAATTCAGCTAATACTTCTGCTTGGTTACTCTCTGCAACTGTCTGTTTGACAATGCCCCTAACTCGATTGAGTATCTTTTCATAGTTATCGTACATTTTTACTCCTGGTTTATGTAAGTTAATAAAATAATCTAAATCGCATAAAACCAAAGGTTTATGCTTATTTTTCTTGGCTACTACTATTGGCTCAAAACCATTAGCGTTAGCAATCGCTTGTTCGTAAGCGTTCCAAAAATTAAGTTTCTCCACGTTCTTACACTCGATAGAACATGGAAACTTCTTTCGAGCTGAACTTGACATAGTGACATCTTCACCACCTGCACCCATTGATGTACTCTTAACATCTTCTGAATGTATGTCTAACATCTCAATTAATTTATCTCTAACTAATTGTTGTAGTTTTCTACCCTTCGCTTTGGCGCTTTGTGTTTTCATTTAATTATTTCTACCTCTGTAAACATATCACCTTGCTTTTCAATCCTTTTATTTGCCAGATTAATATAATCTTCATTTAATTCAATTAATATGGCATTTCGATTATGATTGTTAGCCACAATGCCAGTAGTACCACTACCACCAAAAGGATCTAAAACTGTACCTCCTTTTGGACACCCAGCTAAAACACATGGCTCTATTAAATCCATTGGAAAAGTTGCAAAATGTGCGCCTTTAAATGGTTTGGTGGTAACAGTCCAAACAGATCTTTTATTCTTTTTGGGATTAGCACCTATTTTTTGAAGATTAGCTGAATAAACATTTTCTACAGCTTTTATTTTGTGAGGACTGTTTGGCCCATCTGGAAACTTTGCATCTTCTTTTATGGCTTCATTATCAAAGTAATACTTTGGATTCTTGCTTAATAAAAATATATATTCATGTGCTTTGGTACAACGATCTGTAACGCTTTCAGGCATTGGATTGGGTTTATGCCAGATGATGTCTTGTCTGAGATACCAACCATCTTGCTGTAAAGCAATAGCTGTTTTAAAGGGAATACAACCTAACTGTTTGTTTTTTAAAAAAGTATCACCTAAATTAAGCCAAACTGTACCATCATCTCGCAACACTCGTTTTACTTCTCTAAATACCTTAACCAAGTTATCAACAAATTCTTCTGGAGTTTCCTCTAAACCTAACTGTTCGCCCTCGCCATAATCCCTCAACCCCCAATAAGGCGGAGAAGTAATACAGGTATTTACAGATTGCTCTGGCAAATCTTTTAATTTATCTAGGCAATTGCCTTGTAGTATTTTTATCGTCATTTTGTTTATCCTGAACTTTAGTTAAAGCTTTATCCCATTGTTTTTGAGCTTTATTTAAACTCTTTTTGCGTTTTCTTTTCATTTAATATTTTTTAAGATATGAGCAATAACTTCTATCGTCCAACCGTTGCCAAGCATTTTATATCTCTGCGTATTGCTCACGTGATTTGTATAATTATCTGGCACAGTCTGTAAGCGTTCACACTCAACGCAAGTTAATTTACGCCAATAGGTTTCATTCTCTACCACCACATTATCTTTTTGTACGGTAGTCAATGAATTAGTTTTACCGTCTTTACGCAACTCTAAATTTTGTTTGATAGATTTATCATCTTCATAACGACCACGCCAAGCACCTCCGACAACTTTAGGCTCTCTGTTACCACCACCCATTGTATTTAGCGTAGGTGCTTTACCGTCAGGCGAGTAGACTCTTTTTAATATATCGTGACCGTTAATATCTTCTGCTGTACCTACTTGTTTAGGGGTGTCGTGGGTTTCGTCTTGATAAACCATTTGCCTACGGCTTTTTTTAAAATAATTTTCTACGCTACTACCTTTGTAATAATTTGCATCTAGGCAATAACTTTTATCTCTTTCGCTGTCGAAACCATTCTCCAATATATCCCTTAATACAATCCCTCGTTGTTCGGGTTGTTCTACGCCTGATATGTTTGTCCAATAATATCTTTGACGATTTTGTGCTGATACCAATGCTGAATTTATAAGGATAGGCTCTATCTTGCCACCAAACATATCACCACCCTCAAAATCTGGATAACAAGCTGATACTTGCTCACTAATAACATCTAAAAATTCTTTCTTCATTTTGACGTTTTCTAATAAAAAATATTTAGGTTTAATTTCTTTTAAGAGTCTTACAAACTCAAAAAACAAAGCTGAACGTGGATCGTCAAAGGCTAATTGTTTACCTGCAAAACTAAATCCTTGACATGGACTACCAGCTAAAATTAAATCTATGTCTTGGTAATCTTCTGCCTTAATATCACAAACATCACCAATATGGATTGTGTCTGGATAGTTAGCTTGTGCTACTTGGATAGCATATTTATCTATCTCACTAGCGTAGTATTTATCAACTTTGATACCTAATCTATCTAAAGCCAAACGACCACAACTCATACCATCAAACAAACTTAAAACTTTTAATCCCAATTTATACCTCCACTAGCATTTTCTATTGGCTCTAATACTGCGTTCTTTCTAAATAGTGTTTGTACTGAATAATCAACATCACCACTATTACTTTTGACAACTCCTGCTTTTACGACACTCATTCTATTAAATGGTATGCCTTTATCCAAGCATATTTGTGTGCAAGTTTGCTCATCTGAAAGCCATAAATTAATACACCACCTAGCTCCATTAACAATGGAACTAGCTCCCAGGACTTCTTGTCTATGAGATAACACATTATCCGAATCATTTGATAAAGAACTTTTATTTAAATGATGACAAGTAATACACGTTGCATTTAGTTTTGCTGATATTTGTGATGTATAGGACGACCACATCTGTCCAGCTTCATTTGATTGACTAATATTAGCTGTAGTGAAGGCCTGCAAAGGATCAAAACAAACCATTTTTAAATTAGATATAGTTTTTAATTCTTCAACTAACTCTTGTGCTTGATTGGTGATGCCTTCTTCTCTTAATAAAATTAATGGTTCTAGCTGTTCTGGCACAGGATAGATAAAAATTTCATTATGGTAATCAAATCTTTTACCTTCTGGATCTAACATAGCTATTCGTCTATGTATTTCATCTTGACTATCTTCAGCACAAAATATAACTGAACTGCCTTGCTCTTTAATTTCTTTACCCCACCATTTACCACCTGTAGCAATAGCCACTGCTAATTGAATCATAGAGTACGATTTACCTACACCACCAATAGAAGCTAATATGCCTGGCACTCCTAAAGGGATAAATTTATCTACTAAAAATTTAACTTCTGGTGGTTTACCAACTATTTTTTTTATAGAGTATTGTTTGATATTGAATTTACTTTCAATTAACTCAGCACGAACTCTATCCAAACCATACTTTTGATGTAAGTCATTGTAATCACCTTGCTCACTTGGAATTCTTACTACGCAATTTGGTATGGCTTGATGTATTTCTTCTGCCTTCTTCAAACCAATCCCAGTTTTGTCATTATCATAGGCCAAGATTAATTGAGCGTTACAAAACTTTCTAATATTTAATAAGGCTTTCATGCCGAAGTTAGCTGAAAACACTACTAACACTGGTAGTTGCGTACTTTCATAGACACTAATTCCCGTAGAAATCCCCTCTACGATAATTAACTTTTCTAATTGTCCAAATTGTGACCAATCAAACCCAATATGAAAAACACTACCTGATACTTCTGAAGCTGAAACAAAGCGTTTAATAAAATCTTCAGTGCTTTTTTTAGACTTAGGAGTTATATATTGTAGAGAGCGAATCTCAGGCTTGACAGCAATGTTAGAATTATACAAAGGCACAACAAGACTATCTTTTATGCCTTTTAATCCATAACTTTTAATTTTTTTGTAGGTAAGATACTTATGTTCACTAATTTCTTCAGCGTTACGAAACCTTTTATAGCAATCTTCAGCTACTTGATTTTGGCTTTTAATCTTTTCATCGTTAGCCCGTTCTTGAGCTTCTTGGATTTGTGCTTTTAATTGGTTTTGTTCTGTACTAGATAATTTATTAACATCAGTATTAACCCATTTATAAGTAATATTTTCTCGCCAATTAGAATAAGTACATGATTGATATGTGCCTGTTTGAAAAAACGAATACCAACCTGATTTTTCTGTACCTTTATCTGGCCTAGCCAGTCCCGTCCCTTTAACAGCAACTCTTATTACATCACCACTTATATCAATTACAGAAACCAACAAACCGTTATCGTTCATTTCTCTAATTAAATCTGAAATATCTTTACTATTACTTACATAAGCTAAGTTAGGATCTATTACTAAACCATCTTTGCCATAATATTTATTAAGTTCCATCTCTGGTTATTTTCCCTACGTTTCCTGTCTGCGCTTGTTCGTTAGCCCAGTCTAAATAATTTTTAATTGCTTCGCCAAATAATTTTTGACGATCTTCTC